TATCAACAATGTTTTTCTTGAGACGCTGGTCAGAAGTTGTTGACCACGACGCAGAGTTATTACCTTGATAAATGCCGCCATTAAAAGTTATAAAGCCTGTTGCCGCACCTTTTCCTGTACCACCACCTATTGTTAATTCATTAGAAACAGTTGCGCTTGATGGGTACGCAGCCTGACCAATAAAAATGTTAGAACTACCAGTTGTAAGCGGCGTTGCGCCAACACCCGTAGATTGACCAATACAAACATTGTAATTTCCTGTTGTGATATTTCTACCAGCGGGTGGGCTTGCGGTATTGTCATAACCACCAACGCCAATATTGCCTGTTCCAGTTGTTAAGTCATATAAAGCATATGCACCAACAGCAACATTACCTGCGGCTGTACAAGACTGTAAGGTTCCAATTCCAACACCAACTAGATATGTAGCACCTGTACCTGAATAACAAGATTGATAGCCCACAGCAACATTGGCAGTGCCTGTTGTATTTGAATATGCCGCCTGATAACCTACAGCTACGTTGTTGGCTGCTGTGGTGTTGGATTCAAGGGCTTGATTTCCAATAGCAACATTAGAACCACCAGTTGTATTATAAAATAAAGCAGTTCGACCAATAGCAACATTGCTTGAACCTGTGGTGTTGGAATACATAGCCTGTCGCCCAACTACTGTCAATCCTTCTCCAGTTGTGTTGCTATAAGCCGCTTGATGACCTACGGCAGTTGAAAAAGATGCTGTGGTGTTTGCTTGAAGTGCCTCACGACCTACAGCCGTGTTAGAGCCGCCAGTGGTGTTAAAAACAAGTGCGTTTGAACCTAGACCAGCATTGTTAGAGCCTGTGGTGTTAAAATAAAGTGCTTGATAACCAGCGCCTAGGTTGTTAGACCCAGAAGTGTTTGAAAATAAAGCAGTAGTGCCTAGTGCGTTATTGGAGGCTACAGCACTTGCACCACGACCTACATTGACACCATTAACTGTAATCTGCGAACCATCAAAAGTGAAGTTTGCAGAACCAGCAAAAGCACCCGAATTGTTATATTGAACTTGAGTGTTTGATCCAGCAGCGGCAACACTTGAAGCAATCGTAATTGAGCCAGTACCATTGGAAATGCTAATTCCTGTGCCAGCAGTTAATGTCGCCTTGGTCAGCGTGTTGCCTGTGGTGTTTCCAATAAGCAATTGACCATTTGTATATGATGCTTGTCCAGTGCCGCCTTTTGCGACTTTTAGTACTGGACCTGTATCAAACAATCCATCAATAGAGTCTAAGTCAGTATTGATCTTAGTACCCCATGTATCTGTTGAAGCGCCAACTTCTGGCTTTGTTAAGCCTAGGTTTGTGGTTGTTGTATCTGCCATTTTTTACCCCTAAGAGAACTATTTAAACTGAAACTGTTGTCCAAGATTCTGAAACATCTGCAATTGGAGTCCAAGTTTCAGATATATCTACCTCGGTTTCCCATTTTTTTCTTGCCACAACAACCATACTAGATGTTGCATCAAACAAAACAGAAGGTCTTTGTATTCTTTGACCATATATAGACGCATCACTTATTGCATCCATTGATACAGCCGCTGTTAAAATTACAGTCGATCCAACTGTCATTACAGCATCTGACACAACAGTAGCTGAAACAAAAGCTACTCTTGTCGCATCTACAGTTACATTAGATGCGCTAGACATAGTTGCTGAAACTGCAACACTATATCTTGCATCAATAGAAACTGCGCTTTGAGCAGATGATGTTAACGATACATCTTTTATTTTATCAGCGGCAATGCTTACGGAACTTTGTGAGGCAACAGTCGCCTCACCAAGACTTACTCCAAAAGAGTAGTTTCCTCCTCCGTAATAACCAGAGCCGTATGCAGCCATTTTATGTCAAAGTAATATCTAAACTGCCAGCAGGAATACGCAATACATCGCCATCATTAATGGTACGGCTTGTTGTCAAAGCAGCCCATGCCAACATATTTCCACCAGTAGAAGCATCAAATACCGCTGCCCAACCAATTGTTCCCCAATTACCACCAGAAGCGGCAGCGAACTCAATGGCAGCATTGTTTGTTGCAAGAGTAGGAGAAGTACCAGAAACGCTAATTGTTCCTGTAACCACACGGGCATAACCATTACCCGATACTTCTGTACCGCCACCAGTATCACTAGGTGCGGCAGTAAACAAGCCCACATACCAAGCGGTAGGACGTGTTGCAGAACCAGTTGTAAATAAGTACGTAAGTACTAGATTTTCTGTATAGTCGTTAAATGATGACATTTTTTATCCCAAAGAACGGGCACGAACAAGTGGAGTTGAAGAAACAGATGCCCTTTGATCTGCAACCTCAATGTCGCCCAAGGAGTTGATATACATCTGACTCCATACGGCTAGACGTTCATCGTCTTTCAAATATGGAGCCGCCTCTAACAGCGCACCATACAGGTACAAGTCTGGGGCATAAGCTAAAAGCCAGTTGCTTGTGTTTGCAGTACTCAACGCAGGAATCTTAGCATAATATGTAAGTTCTGCGCTATATGTTGAATCTGGAGTAGGAATAAACTCTAACTGAGTACCAGTAATTGTGTAATAAGCTGGTTGACCAATAGAAACATACCTATTAGCCTTTAATTTATCACCCTGTGCCTCAGTTACAAACTCTAACCTGACAATAGGATTAGTGTTCAATTGAAACTCTTTAGCCTGTAGCCAATCAGAAGGATAGGAAAAGAATGCTGTTTCAATCTGTCCTTCAGCACGTTTAACCATTTGGCGAGTACGCAACTTTCGGTTAAATTTGGCTTCTGCAATAGTAATAAAGCTTGGAATAACAGCAGTCAGATCATCCCGATTGAGATAATCCGCTATTGTTGCTTTAAGATCTGCAAAAGTATCAAGTGCCATTTTCTACATCCCTACACATTAATGTGTGTTCATGTTTGTACTCAAATGTGCCAATATGATGGATCTGTTTTGAAAGATCCTGGTCAACAAATGTTTTATGTCCGTTCTGGGCGGCTCTACGGCAAAACCATACATCTTCACCAATGTAGTCTTCCGCAGCAGGAACCCAAGGGATAGCAAACCAAGGATATTCCATAGATTTATAGACTTCGGATTTTACAAGCATTACACCCATTCCGCAGTAGTCTACTTCAACAAGTCCTGTTGAATCGTCCTCAGTATATACCCGATTGATAAAAGTTGCATCCATATCTGGGGTATTTTTTTTCACCGCAATCGGCTCTGTCGGAAATCTACGCTTGGCATAGTTTCCACAGACAATCCCAATATCATGTTTTAACAAGCGAATAATGGAATCTTTTGGAAACCGCATATCGCTATCTAGCCACAGGGTATGGGTACACTCAGCCGCAATAGCATCCCTAGCCAAATCCTGACGTTGTGCTGACAGCAAAGTGCCAGAGCTAGTGTAGATCACTACTTTGTGATTTGTTGTACCTACAGTAAACCCAACTAGCCTAGCTAAATCAAAAGCGAATCCAGAGTTAACAAAGTCCCGTGTTGGGACTAATATCCCAATGGTCTTACTATCCATTAAACTTCTCCAGGTCTTGTGCGAAATGCACGATTATCAGGGTCATTGAGCCATCGTTTCATGTAGGCTTGATCTTCAAGCTTACCTTCTGCTTTCATTTGATAATACAAAGCCATTGGAATCGATGCAACATGGTGCATATCGCCCTTCCAATTGGCTTTCTCATCAAACGAATTAAATCGTTCTTTGTTTGCTTCTACCACCTCGGTGGCATCAATAATTGTCTGAATGGTTGCCTCATCTTTATCGGCATCGTAATGCCAAAGTTTCTGAGTCCCCATCTCTTGGTTTGTGTCAAAGATTTTTGTAGTCATAAAAAAAAGGGTGGGTTATTAGCCCACCCCTTATTCAGATTAGGTCTGAATTGTTGAGTTCAGGTCATAGACAGCGCCATGAGCTTTCTCATTCTTGATCTTCAAGCCCCACTCACACAAGAGCATACGCTTCTCGGCATCACCTGTCTTAGCCAGTTCAACTGTCTGGAAGGGACGCAGATAGCAAACACTTGCGTACTCAGGATCAAGCACAAAAACATCACGCTCACGTTGGAACCTGTTGGCAACAATGCTCACGTTTCCGAAATCTGAAACATAAACATCAGCAGCGCCAATGATGGTTGAAGGTTTAGCGCTTGTAACATGGAAACGCTGTGCAGCAATACCAGCCATCTTGGACAAGTTCTGTTTGTTAACAGGACCAGCCATAACGATAGATGGTGAGCCACCTTCTGTCCACACCTTCTGAATTACGTCTTTCAGCAATGCTTCGCTGAATGAACGCAAGTTAGTAGTTGTAGCATCAGTACGAGCTGCATCAGGAATGGTTGTGTATGAAGGATCAGAACCACCAGTACCTTCGCTAGTATTGGTCTTCAA